CAACTATTCGTACGAGTTGATCGGGACAAAAATTAGGATCATGCCTAGACCCACAGTCGAAACAACAAAGAAATTGTACATTCGATTTGGTAAAGCAACTGACGGGTTAGTGCCTGATATTTCAGATTCTTCTATAGATGGCGTGTCCGGCATGCACAACCTTCCTTTCAACAATATCAAGTACCAAATGATCAATTCGATGGGAAGACAATGGATCCGGCAATATACTTTCGCTCTGTCGAAGGAAGTGCTCGGTCTCGTACGTTCAAAATTTAGCTCGGTTCCTATCCCGAATGGTGATTTGCAACTGAATGGGAGCGATCTCTTGTCGCAGGCACAAGGCGAAAAAGAGAAACTCATTACATCATTAAAAGAAATGTTAGATTCGTTGACCTACGATAAACTACTCGAGGGTCAAGCCGCAGAAGTAAGCAATATGCAAACTATTCTGAAGGCAGTTCCAATCCCATTAGGCAAAGTAATCACTATCGGATAGGAGAACCAATGTGTCACGATTATTCATAACCCCTCGAGAGATTGACTTCATCTCAGATGTCGTAAAAGAAATCACAAAAGACGTGATTGGCGATGTCATTTATTATTACAAAGTTAGAGAAGATGTGTCACAAGTTCACGATGTTTACGAAGAAGCATTAGAAAAGATCTTCGACCCTCCCGTAGAAGTAGATGCAAGAGTGCAATGGAACCCAAAAGAAGTACGTACAGATCGATTCGGTCACGAAGGAATCTATCAAACAGAAGTGTATATCCACTATCGTGACATGATCGACAGAGGTATCAAGCTAGAAGAAGGCGATTATTTTCAATATGGAGATAACTTCTTTGAGATCACTTCGATTGTGTACGATAAAACAATCTTCGGGCAAGTCGAACATATTTGTGGATTCGTCATCAAAGCGAAGCAAGCAAGAAAGGGACAAATCTTCACGAAGCCTCACGGGCCTACCGAGGAAGTATACACAGATTCAGATGCCGTCAGAGAAGAGTTTCAACAACAACGAGGAGATGCGTCTAAAGGAGATTCTCGTAAGTTGGTGGATCAGGGTAAGGTTGACAATGCTACCCACGTGCAACAACAGGTGAAGAAAGATTCGATCTCTTCGTCTTTCTATGGAGATGATACATGAGCACTCGATGGAAAGTAAAACCGTATCTTACGACAGGTGGTGTACAGACAGGACTCGAAGGCGTCGACATTCCAGACAATTTCGAATTACCATCATGTGGTATCGAGGATGTCGATCGTGCATTGTTCAAGCTCTTCAATGAAGATCTTCCTTTGTATTTCGTACAAGACGGTGACATGAAAAGAATCCCTTGTATCTTCGCTGGTGGCGAAAGAGCAATGATCCTTAGAAGAAAAGAACCCTTACGAGATAGGCAGGGTGCGCTCATCCTTCCATTGGTATCAATCTTGCGTAATGGAGTCGATCAGTCTACTGAGTACAAGGCTATCTCGACAGGAACGGGTCAGGTAACGTTGAAGAAAAGATTAGCGCCAGAAGATCGATTGTTCAAAAGGCTGTATAACATCAACGGTTTGCGAAATCAAGATAACACAGTGGGCACTGCTCGCACGGGTGACACGGATCTTGGCCTTAAGAACTTGAATATATACGAAGTGATCTCGATGCCTAATCCTCGATTTTTCAAAGCTACTTATGAAATCACGTTTTGGGCACAATACTTACAACAGATGAACAACATCATCGAAGCGGTGATCACGTCGTATAATAATCAAACTGCAAGGAGCTTCAAAATTGAGACAGACAAAGGTTATTGGTTTGTGGCTACGATGGAGTCTGGTTTGAGCGACGCCAATAACTTTGACAGTTATCTAGACGACGAAAGAGTAATAAAGACTTCTATAACGATGGAAGTTACAGGATATATCATCAATCCTCAATACCCGGGTGCACCGAAACCTTTTAGAAGATATGTGAGCGCACCCAAAGTCGAGTTCGAGACAAAAGTTGAGAAACCCACGTTTGTTTCAAGTTCTAAAATCCCCTCAGGAAATCCCGAAGATTACGTCTTTGATGACTTCCTTACAGAGAGACAACCTCTACCCGGAAAAGCGATTGGATTCGTAGATTCTCAGGGTGAAGAACTTTCTGTCAACATTGGGGGAGAAATACGAGACGGTACCGAGGAATCATTAAAAACTTTAGCAACGAATCCTACGAATCTTCCGAAGAGAGAACAGAGTGTCGACCTCACGGATCCATTCACGGGTGAAGCTTCTAAAGCCACGGTCAAAGCGAAAAACCTTTCGAAGGGCGAGACTGTGTACATATTAATTGAAACTTTGGACTAACAACTACATAATTATCATCAGAATTATAAACAAGGAGACCTATAATGGCTGAAAATACTTTCAAATCACCCGGCTTCTTCGAACAAGAGATCGAGTTGACTGCAGAAAAGCAACAACCGACGGGAGTTCCAGCGGGCATCATCGGAGCTGCGCAAATGGGGCCGGCCTTCGTCCCTTTAACGTTGGGCACGTTTAAGGATTTCGAAAACAGGTTCGGAACACTAACACCAGAAAAATTCGCACCTTACGCGGTAAGAGAATGGTTAAAACATCGACAGTCTGTGACTTTTATGAGAGTTCTCGGTGCTGGCGCGAATGCAACAACTGCTGACTTTTCTAATACGAGAGCACATGGCTTCGCCAAGAACGCAGGTTTTAAGGCTATACCGCCAGATACTACGATCAAACCCGGGTCTGTACAGTTCATCGGTGCAACACACCAAATCACTGCTCAAAGCGACATTGGATATCCAGTTTTCACAGACAATGCCACGTTCTCAGGTGATACTTTAGACTCAAGCACGAGCGCAATCGGGAATGATGACGTCAAAATTATCAGAGCTATGATTATCAATGCAAATGATCACTCTATCTCTTTGAGCAACGCTTCCAATGGATCTTTTACTGGTGCAACCACGTCTAGTGACGATTTGTTTTGGGTAAAACTAACAAGAGGCGCGGCGGAACGAGTGATGCAAGTATCTTTGGATCCGGATAATACGAAATACATCGGTAAGATCTTGAATACAGATCCAAAGAAATTTCAATCCGAAGGTCACCTCCTTTGGTTAGACTTTGCAATCGAAAAAGAACTTGCGAGTGTTAACGATGGGTACGCTGTAGAAATCACAGAAGGAACTCAAACAGATCCGTCATCAGATTACTCTCAAGCTCAAGGTGTAAATACATTCAAAGAAATGTATGGCTTGTTCAATGCAAGATACCAAGCACCACGAACTACTTCGTTTATCTCTCAGCCATTTGGAAAAGTAGAATATGATTTGTTTCACTTTGAATGTTTGTCTGATGGACACGTTGCAAACGAATCATTCAAGGTTTCCATTGCAAACATCAAGAAAAGTGCAGATCCAAACTACGAATATGGAACGTTCGATGTTCTCGTAAGAAGATTCGAAGATTCTGATTTTAATCCTCAAGTACTCGAGAGATTCGTTGGAGTTTCACTTGATCCAAGATCTGAAAACTTTGTTGCAAGAAAAATTGGAGATAAGAAAGTCGTATTCGACTTTGACGCAGAACTTGCGGAAGAAAGAAGACTGGTTATCTCTGGAAGATACCCAAATCAATCACTAAACATTCGCATCGTAATGAACGAAGCAGTATATACAGATCAAGTACCAAAAGCAGCACTACCATTTGGTTTCCGTGGTATACCCGTGTTGAAAACCAACGGCCTATTAGCAGACGCAGGTGGAGGTGTTGCAAGTGCTGCTTATCTTCCACCACTTCCTTACACGTTCAAGGCGACAAAAGGAAAAGTAAAATCATCAAACATAAATCTCCAAGGAGAAGCAGGTGATAACGAAAGAGCCGATGCTAGAGTGTATTTTGGTGTGAAACTTTCCCGTATCGAATCAACGTCTATCGCTGGTTCAGATTCAATCCTCCAATCGAATCTTTCAGGTCGCCAAAGTCGACTTGCAAGAGCTTACACGAAGCTGATGGGTATTGCAGGTGGAACGACAGCTTCTGGCTTGTTCGTCGATGACGCTGACACATTCAACAGCAACAAATTCTCTCTTGCTAAAGTGTCTTTAAACAAAACTTCAATTTCAACTGTTGGAAGCGCGACCACCGAAATGAAAAGTGCATGTTATATCAGAAATGGTGCACCACGATCAAATGACTATACAGTAAAAGACAATTACAGTGCGGTACAGCGTATCACATTCGCATCTTTGATTCATGACGCAACGCCGAATAACTTTAATAAGTTCTCTAAGTTTGCGAAGTTCACGAACATCTTCTACGGTGGATGGGACGGACTTAATATCCTTGATGAGGACATCGAAGATCTAAACGACAAAGCTGCATCGACCGAAACAGGCGGTAAAGCTGCGAATACAATTTCAGGCGGTCTTGGCCTCGAAGGTACCAACAATGGTTCGATGATGGGTAAAGGAAAAGACAACAACGTAATTGCTTCTTACAGACAAGCTATCAATCAAATGACGGATTCAATGACGGTTCGTACGAATATCTTGGCTATCCCTGGTATCCGCGATCCATACGTCGCAGACTATGCTGCTGGAAAGGTAAGAGATTACTCGATGGCAATGTATGTTATGGACATTCCTAACAAGAACGGTGATAACGAAAGAATCTTCGACACCGGTTCTAGACCAGATGTTGAATATACTGCAAATGATCTCGAAGGAAGAGCAATCGATAACAACTACGTTGCATCCTACTTCCCTGATGTATTCATCACAGATCCTGTCAACAATCGAAGAGTACTTGTTCCTGCGTCTATTCCTGCGCTTGGTGCGTTGGCATATAACGACAACGTAAGTTATCCTTGGTTCGCACCTGCTGGATTCAATAGAGGCGCTCTTGACTTCGTAGAGAACGTAAGAACAAGATTGTCCGTATCTGACAGAGATGATCTATATGAAAGACGAATTAATCCGATTGCGAACTTCCCTAACGGTGGTTTCGTAATCTTCGGCCAGAAGACAATGCAAATTACACAATCTGCTTTGGACCGTGTGAATGTACGAAGACTCCTTCTGGAAGTTAAGCGTCAAGTTGTTGAAGTTGCTAACGTCGTTCTTTTCGAACAGAATACACCTCAAACTCGAGCACGATTTGTGAACTTGGTTCAGCCACGATTGGCGTTGATCCAAGCTCAGGCGGGTATTGAAAAATTCAGAGTAATTTGCGATGATACAAACAATACGCCTGCTGACGCAGAGGAAAACAGATTAAACGGTAAGATCGTGTTAATCCCGACAAGAACGATCGAATTTATTGCGATCGACTTCATCATTACTAATGCTGGAGTTTCTTTCGAGTAAGATACTTATTCATAACGAATTAAACAATTATCAG